AACTATGTAGGTCGTGCAAAAATTTTAGAAACTCCAATGGGTATGATTGCTCGTGGTCTTTTAGATGGCGGAGCTAATCTTGGTGTTTCTAGTAGAGCACTTGGATCACTGAAGTCTAACAACGAAGGTGTTCAAATTGTTCAAGACGATTTTATGCTGTCCACTGCAGCTGACATCGTTGCCGACCCTTCTGCCCCAGATGCTTACGTACGTGGCATTATGGAGGGCAAAGAGTGGGTTTTCGTTGATGGAAAGTTTGTGGAAAGACATATTGAAGAAGCAAAATCTTTTATTAGAAAAACTTCTTCACGCAACTTAGAAGAAGCGAAGGTTCTCGCTTTTCAAAGATTTCTGAGTAAAATCAGATAAATAATAAATAATATAGAACTTATCCAGTTAGGAGAAAACGATGTCAATCGAACAAAAAATCGCTGAACTACTTGCCGAGTCTCGTGCAAAACAGTTAGAAGAAGCAAAATTTGCAGGTGCTGAAGGTGGTCAAAATTCTGCTAAAGGTAATGCTGAAGCAGGAGATCAAACTCCAATTCGTAAATCATCTAATGCAGTTCCAGCATCTGGTACAGAAGATAATCCTTCTAATGCAAAGAACAATGTACAAGATGAAGATGAAGCAGCAAATGCTACATCTAAGAAAGCCAATCCAGCAAACAGCTCTGCTGAAGCAGGAGATCAAACTCCAGTTCGCAAGGGTGACGCTGTGAAAGGTGTTAAAGAAGATATTGATGCACTTATGAATGGTGAAGATCTTTCTGAGGAATTCCGTCAGAAGGCTACCACTATTTTCGAAGCTGCAGTAATGACACGTGTTAATGAAGAACTAGCACGTATCGAAGAAGAATTCGATTCTAGATTGCAAGTAGCAATCGAAGAGAATAAAGAGGGTCTTGTTGAACAGGTTGATGGATATCTCGACTACGTTGTCGAGCAGTGGATTGCACAGAATGAACTTGCCCTTGAGCATGGTATGAAGTCTGAAATTGTTGAAGGTTTTATTCATGGTTTGAAAGGTCTCTTCCAAGAGCACTATATCGATATTCCTGAAGAGAAGTTCGATGTACTTAATGCTCTAGAAGAACAAGTTTCTGAACTAGAAGAAAAACTAAACGAACAAGTCGCAGCAAATGTCGAGATGAACAAAACTCTTGGCTCTTTGAAGCGTGCTGAAATCGTTAGTGAAATTAGCGAAGGACTTGCTGCTACTGAAGTTGAAAAACTAAAAGGTCTAGCAGAAGAACTTTCATATGAAGATGAAGAATCTTTCAAAGTTAAAGTTCAAACTATTCGTGAGAACTACTTCAATACTAAGGCACAAGCAGATATTAAATCTGTTGTAACTGATGCACCAGTAGACCAGCTAACTGAGGAAAAGAAATTAGACCCAGCTATGGCTGCATATACTAGCATCCTTAACCGCAACAAATAATTAAAAGGAAATAAAATGACTATTCGTCAAGATCTAGTTAAAAAATGGGCACCAGTGCTAGAGCACGAAGGTGCTGCTCCAATCAAGGACATGTATCGTAAAGAAGTTACTGCTGTTCTTTTGGAAAACCAAGAACGTGAAATGTCTAAGCAACGTGAAGCTCTTTTCGAAGCTGCACCTGCTAACGCAGTTGGTTCTTATGGTGACACTGGTGGTTTCGCTAAGTTTGATCCAGTATTGATCAGCTTGGTACGTCGTGCAATGCCACAACTTATTGCGTATGATATCGCTGGCGTACAGCCAATGACTCAGCCAACTGGCTTGATCTTCGCAATGAAATCACGTTACTCAACTCAAGGTGGTACAGAAGCATTGTTCAATGAAGCTGACTCTTCATTCGCAGGTACTGGTACTCACTCTGGTCCTTTCGACTTCAGTGGTTCAGAAACTACTGGTACTGGTTTGGCTACTTCTGCAGCTGAACGTCTTGGTCAAGGTGGTGTGGGCGATGGTTCTTTCGGTGCAATGGCTTTCTCAATCGAGAAAACTAGCGTAACTGCTAAGACTCGTGCTCTAAAAGCAGAATACTCAATCGAATTGGCACAAGACATGAAGTCTGTTCATGGTCTTGACGCTGAAGGCGAATTGAGCAACATTCTTTCTACTGAGATCCTTGCTGAGATCAATCGTGAAGTTGTTCGTACTGTATATGCAACTGCTAAAGCAGGTGCTGCAGTTGGTACTACTACTGCTGGTACTTTCGACCTAGACACTGACTCTAATGGTCGTTGGTCTGTTGAAAAATTCAAAGGTCTATTGTTCCAAATCGAACGTGAAGCCAATGCGATTGGTCAACAAACTCGTCGTGGTCGTGGTAACTTCATCATCACTTCTGCAGACGTTGCTTCTGCATTAGCGATGGCTGGTGTTCTTGACTATGCTCCAGCATTGTCAACTAGCCTAAATGTTGATGATACTTCAACTACTTTCGCAGGTGTTCTAAATGGTAAGTACAAAGTGTATGTTGACCCATATACTTCTAACGTGTCAGCAACTCAGTATTTCGTTTGCGGATACAAAGGTACTTCTGCATTTGACGCAGGTCTTTTCTACTGCCCATACGTTCCTCTACAATTGGTTCGTGCAGTTGATCCTAACAGCTTCCAACCAAAGATTGGTTTCAAGACTCGTTACGGTCTAGTTGCTAACCCATTCGTTAACTTGGACGATGGCACTAGCGGTGAAGACAACCTAACTGCTAACGCAAACTACTACTACCGTCGTGTTAAGGTTACTAACCTAATGTAATCGTTAGGTTGGCTATTAAGCCGACATAGAAGCGGTACTTCAAAGGGAGGTCTTTCGGGATCTCCCTTTTTTATTACCTAAATAATAATATGGCTAATACACTTTCTTGTCCAATCCCAGATAACATTAATCCATTGTCTCCAAATGGGTTCAACTTTGCTATACAAAAATTGCCACAGATGAGTTACTTCTGTCAGCAAGTAAATCTACCTGGAATTATTTTGGGTGAACCGACTTTGTCAAACCCATTTACAACACAACCAATTCCTGGTGAACATTTAACATATGATCAACTAAATGTTCAGTTTCTTATTGATGAGAATATGGCAAACTATAAAGCAATCTACAACTGGATCATTGCTTTAGGTTTTCCAAACAATTACGATCAGTACATAAATTTCATTAATGCAGACCAACGTGGTCTAACTTCTGAATTGGCAAAGAACTATTCAGATGCAACTTTGGAAATACTTGGTTCAACAAATAATGCAGTACAGACTGTGCAATTTATTGACATGTTTCCAACAACTATCGATTCAATCGTATTTCAATCTACAAGTAATGACGTTCAGTACCTAGTTGGGAATGCAACATTCCGCTACGGCTACTATAAATTTATTTGACATTTTTGCCAATTTGTAGTATAATGTATACTACGACAGTGAGGATATTATGACGCTAGACGAAATTCAACAAGAGTGGGATAAGGATTGCGAGATAGACGATAACTATCTCGGTGAACAATCCACAGCAACTCCTAAACTGCATGCCAAGTACGTTAAGCTGCTTGTGAATGCTAAACTAAAACATACCAAACTATCTGCTGACTATAGCATTCTTCGTAAGAACAAGTTTCGCTACTATCGTGGTGAATTGTCACGTGATGAATTAACAGATCTCGGATGGGATCAGTGGCAGGGTATTAAACCAATCAAGAATGAGATGGATGAATTCCTAAAGGGAGATAACGATCTGCTTGTAATAGAGCAAAGAGTTTCCTATCTCGAGACAATGATATATCTTCTTGAATCTATTCTTGGACAAATTAAAGCACGTGACTGGCAAATTAAAACAGGTGTGGAGTGGAAGAAGTTTCTCGCAGGTATGTAATGGTAACAATAGAGAAATTAGATGAAGTCTATATGCGAGTGTTCAGTGATTCTAGCATTGAGCAAGAACTCGCTGACTTCTTCACATATGAATATCCTGGAGCGAGGTTTACTCCGCAGTATAGAGCAAGACTCTGGGATGGTAAAGTTCGTTTATACGATCAAGTAAGAAAAACACTTTACGTAGGTTTATACAATTACGTATTAGAATTTTGTTCACGTAACAACTACGAAGTTGAAATTAAAACACCGATAGTATCTGACGCTGGTTTATCAAATACAGAAATTGAAAATTTTGCCAGATCTCTAGAACCACATGGACGTGGTAAACCTATCGAGATACGTGACTATCAGATTGATGCTGTAACAACAGCAATTAACAAAGATAGAACATTACTTCTATCACCAACTGCTTCTGGTAAATCTTTTATTATCTATACTACGATGCGTTGGCATCTAGATAAAGGTCGCAAGTGTATAATTATTGTTCCTACTACATCTCTTGTAGAACAACTCTTCGCAGACTTTCAGGATTACTCATCTGTCAATGGTTGGAATACTGACTCGCACTGTCAAAAATTGTATAGTGGATTTACCAAAGATTTTAGCAAGGATGTTTTGATAACCACATGGCAATCAGTTTATCTACAACCTAAATCTTGGTTTAGACAATTCAATGTTATCTTCGGTGATGAAGCACACCAGTTTAAAGCGAAGTCTCTAACTACTGTAATGGAAAAGATGGATACGATTGCTTATCGTATCGGCACTACAGGAACTCTTGATAACAAGAAAATACATCGTTTAGTTCTTGAGGGTATGTTCGGTCCAGTGCATAAAGTAACTACTACTAAAGCACTTATGGATTCAGGAAGACTGTCATCCCTAAATATAACGTGTCTTATATTGAAATATTCTGAGGAGATTCGTAAAGCACAAAAGAACATGACCTACCAAGATGAAATGGATTTTATTGTGTCCAATGAAGCACGAAATAAATTCATACGCAATCTGGCGGTGAAAACTCAAGGAAATACGCTAGTTCTTTTTCAATACGTTGAAAAGCATGGCAAAGTGCTATACGAACTAATTAAAAATAAGGCGCATAATGATAGAAAGATTTTCTTCGTATATGGTGGCACTGATACATCTGATAGAGAAGCAGTGCGTCATATCACAGAAGGAGAGAGCGATGCTATTATCATTGCGTCATTCGGGACATTTTCGACTGGTATCAACATACCTTCGATTGAGAATGTTATCTTTGCATCTCCTTCAAAGAGTAAGATTCGCAATCTTCAAAGTATTGGTCGTGGTCTAAGATTAAAAGATGGCAAGACTGCCTGTAACCTTTATGACATTGCAGACGATCTGCATTGGAAGTCTTGGAAGAATCATACTCTAAATCATGCAGCTGAACGCTACAAAACTTATGCCGAAGAGCAGTTTGAAATAAAATTAGTGGAGGTTAATTTATGATTAACAGCGAAGGAAACTTTGTAATCATAAAACTTGTTTCTGGTGAACAGGTCATGGCAACATTGACCAATGAAGATGATGCAATGATACAAGTAGACTATCCAATGCTTATCAGGGCAATTCCATTTACGCAGGGTGGTAAAACACATGAACATGTGACAGCATCACCACTGTGCCAATTTTCTGAAGACAAACACTTCAGCATTCCAAAAAGTACTGTTATCTTTATAAAGAAGTTGCATCAAATGATCGTGCCACATTATACACGTTTAGTTGATGAACATGAGTCCTCTGTTCTTGTAAGAAAAGAAGCAGATGGTTCGGTAAGCCAGATAGAACTAAAAGAACAAGAGGAAGAAGAACCTATTACAGTAGAAGAGATTCGTAAGAGAATCGATATGCTGGAAGCAATCGCCAATGCTCCAGTGGTAAGAGAAGAGGAAGATTATCGCTACTTTATTGAAGGTAACGATACAATCAATTAGTTTCCTCATCAACCCTAACACTGTAAGTTTACTCGCTTGTCAAATAAAAGTAAAATAAATTTACGTTTGCAAAAATGCAATAAAAATATATTTGCGTTTTAATTGGTTTTGTAGTATAATGAATGTTATTATTAAAAGGATTGAATCTTGTGGCACATTATGTAAACAATGCAGATTTTTTGAAAGCAATTACTGAGCATCGAGAAAAGGTGATGGCAGCAAAGGAACAGGGGTTACCACTTCCACAGCTACCAAACTATCTCGGTGATTGTATTTTAAAAATCGCAACTCATCTATCATATAAACCGAATTTCATTAATTACTCGTACCGAGAAGAAATGATTTCTGATGGTGTTGAAAATTGCTTGCAGTATTTCAACAATTTTGATCCAGCAAAATCCTCAAATCCCTTCGCCTACTTCACACAAATTATCTACTATGCATTCTTACGTAGAATAGCTACTGAGAAGAAACAGACATATGTCAAAGGTAAGTTAATTCAAGACATGCCATTTGAAGTATTTGAGTTACAAGAACATGATGAAGATGGTCAATATCAAAATGCTTATCTAGACTTCATGCAAAACAATTCAAATTTTGATGACTTTATCGAGCGTAAAAAAGAAAAGCGTAAACGAAAAAAAGAACAATCTACTCTTGATAATTTTATAGAATTGAAAGATGACAATGAGTGAGTTTAACATACAAGATTATTTGCGTTCACTAACAAGGTCTAGTAGAAGTTTTAACAGCTTGGCGAGAAGAACAGTAGTAAGACCAGGAAGAGCACGTCGTAAACCTACTAAGAGATTGTTGCGTAAACATATATGGGATACATCTGATAATAAATTTGATTTGAAAGAAATTATGAATAACACTGAGAACAAAATTTTCCTTGGAGTATCTGATACTGAGGATTTGATCACAGCTGAGGTTATGAAACTTCGTGCTGACAATGAAAGAACTACAGTACAAAGAGAAACTACTGTTCTATGTAATCGTGCTAACTGGGCTAACTGGGCAGAACATCACTATACAGACTATCTTTACATGCAGAACAATTCATCTGCTGGTATGATTATTGAAAAAAAAGACATTCCAAATTTTATTAAGTTTGATGTAAACAGCAACTCAACAACTGTTCGTGCATATGGTGATGTTGCATTTTGTGAAGAACAAATTGACATCATTGAAAGTAACTTTGATGTAGTATCATCTTACATCGAGTGGGTATATGGTTCTGATGGTAACTCTGTCAATGTTCCACTGAATCGTGATCGTCTACCTATTAAAGAAATGTATCCATTCCTTGGCGAAGAATCTCTTGAAGATTACTACGATCGCTATATGCAATCTTCTGCCAACATCCTTTTGTTAATCGGTCCACCTGGAACTGGCAAGACTACATTTATTCGTGGTCTACTTGCACATCGTAACTGCTCTGCGATTGTTACGTATGATTCTGCCATTCTTGATAAGGATGGTTTCTTTGCACGATTCATTGAAGATGATGCAGAAGTTATGGTTCTTGAGGACAGTGATGCCTTCTTGAAGACACGTAGTGATGGTAACACAATGATGCATCGCTTCCTTAACGTAGGTGATGGTCTTGTGACTACCAAAGGTAAGAAGATGATTTTCTCTACTAACCTTCCAAGCATTCGTGATATTGACTCTGCTCTGGTTCGTCCAGGACGTTGCTTTGATATCGTTACTTTTGATTTATTGGATGTTGAACAAGCAAATGTTTTGGAGAATACTTGTTAGTTTCCTTTACCTGTTCGTCCACGTGGAAAGGAAACTGACAAGTATTCTATCGCTGAGTTATTCAACAAACAGTCTGATGATAGTAAAAAATCTAAAACAGATAGAAGGATGGGATTCGTATGATCACCATACGTTTAACAAATGAGGATGGGACTTTTGTTGAACATCACTTTATAAATTTTGACGATGCTGTAGAATTTTATAAAGAGAATATAGATTTAGTTTTTAAAGCAGAGGTAATGGAGATAAATGAAAATTGCGATCATAACTGACCAACATTTCGGTGCTAGGTCTGACAGTATAGCATTCCTAGATTTTTTTGAAAGATTTTACAATGATATATTCTTTACTAATCTGGACTCTAATAATATTGAACATCTGCTTGTGCTTGGTGATACTTTTGACAGACGAAAATATGTAAACTTCTATTCACTCCAACGTGCAAAAGAAATGTTCTTTGATAAACTCGAAGAACGTGGTATTACTGTTCATATGCTTGCAGGTAATCATGATACCTACTATAAAAATACCAATGATGTTAACTCACCAGATCTTCTTCTGCGTGAGTATGCAAATATAAATGTAATTGATTCCCCACAAACTATTACTATTGATGGCACAAACATTTGCATGATGCCATGGATTTGTCCAGAGAACTATCAGCAGAGTATGGATGAACTAAACAATACAACAGCTGAAATTTGCATGGGGCATTTTGAAATTGCTGGATTCTCAATGTATAGAGGGATGGAATCACATGATGGTTTATCTAAGGAAATTTTTGAAAAATTTGATTTGGTCTTCTCTGGTCATTATCATCATCGTTCAACTGATGGTCACATTCACTATTTGGGAAATCCTTATGAAATTACATGGCAGGACTATAACGATCCCCGAGGATTCCACCTGTTTGATCTTGAGACAAGAGGACTCGAGTTTGTCCAAAACCCATATACTATGTTTGTCAGACTTGAATACAATGATAAAGAGCAAGAGCCAATCGATCTAGATGCACTTGACTTAAAACAAACATACTTGAAACTAATTGTTGTAAATAAAACTGACTATTATAAATTTGACAAATTTATTTCTAAGTTGTATAATAAAGGATGTTATGAAATCAAGATTATTGAAGATATGTCGGAGTTTAATGATGGTGAACTTGGCGAAGAAATTAATCTTGAAG